TGGGATGGATATTGGTGTCGCGCAAGACTATACGGTACTCACCGCTATGAACGAGCGCTACGAGGTGGTTGACATAGACCGTTTCCACTACAAGGAGGATGGCCTAACTTCGGAAACCTTCAAGCAGCGCATCAGGGACTTTTACTTCAAACACGACCATAAGTTGGCCGCTGCCTATTTTGAATTAAACAACAATGACCTCCTTTTTGAGGAGATAACGGACGACGATAACGTCTATAAGATTATCCCCTTCCAAACAACCGCCCAATCTAAGCCTGAGATTATCAGAAACCTCATCAAGTTGTTTGAGGACAAGATTATCAAGATACCTGACTACGATGAGTTGGTGAAGGAGTTGTACGACTTCAAAAGCAAGCGTAATCCAATCACCGGAAACTTGCAGTTCAGCAACACTGAAGGCAAGCACGACGATATGGTTATGAGTTTAGCCATTTGCGCTTATTGCGCAAGGGAGGAGCAGGATGGTGGCGTAACGATGTTCTTATGAGGTTCGGTACACACATACGCCTTTATGATGCCATTGAGCAGGACAACATTGATAATTTCGTAGACTCTTTATCCATAGAGGAGCAGATTGAGATAGAGAGGGCGAAGATGAAAATCTACCCCCTTCCAAAGAGCCCGGACCCAGAAAGGGTTAGGGAGATGGCTCAGAGGTATAACCTGTACACCAACATCCTTAGTATGAAGTTGGGTCAGTTCATTATGCTTGAATCACAGCTGCGCTCAAAGGACCCAAGGGATGAAATCATTGCGGCTTTAATCATACGGCCAAAGGACGAGCTAGAATATGATAACGAAGACCCAGAACGCGAGGAGCGCATACTGAATCAGGTATACGAGGAGCAACTTCTTGATGTCCATTCAGTGATAGGGTCTATGATGCTCAATAGGGATTACACGCTGTTCACCAAGTTCTCTGGCGTAATTTATAACAAGGTTGAGCCATCAGAAGAAGAAGCCGAGGATGAGTCACAAAATAATGACGGAAAAATAGGAAATGAGGAGTTTAACAGCCAATGGTTCTGGTATAGAATCGTCAGAGAGCTCGCACAAGGCGATATAAGGCGATTTAACGACATTTATGACCTTAAGATGAGTGTAGTTATGGTAGAGCTTGCGTTCCTCGCTCAGAAGTCAATTTTAGAGAACGCTAGGATGCGAGCTGAGGAGGCCCGTCAGAAGGCACTCTATAGAAGGTAATTTGTAAATTTAAAAAAACAAAGTATGAACAACCTGCTTCAACTTTACGACATTACTAGCCAGTTCGCAGAGCGCCACCGTATGATTTCGGAGTTTGGCGTTCTTGGCTCTGAAGAAGAGATTGGTAGTGTTGAGTTTGAATATCGCAGTATGCAGTTGGTAGTTTCTAGCTCCAACATCTCTCGTGAGCTGAATAGACCTACTTTCCGGCTTAACTTCTCCCTTATCGTAATGGATAAGACTGTTGCTGGAGACCCTCGCGCTAGATTGCTTTCTACAGAAGAAAACATCTTTGTTATTGGTCAGTATCAAGATTACCTGCTACAGCAGGACAATGACGTGGAGTTTGAGGACATTGAGGTTGTCAGCATTGACGACTCAGACGATTACGTAATAACAGTCGCCTACTGCGACTTTGGTGTCAACTTCTCCCGCAAGGGTTATACCAATGCTATTGCATTGCCAGTAGCTCCAGCAATTACTGGAGTTCCCACAATCGCAGGGACCGTTGAAATAGGCGAGGTGCTTACCGCAACGGCGGCGTCAGCCACCGGAGTGCCTATTCCTGTTACTACTTGGCAGTGGCAGATTAGCGATGACGGAGAGACGGGATGGGCGAACGTCTCAGGTGAGACAGACAGCACATACACCATCTTAGAGGAAGATGCGACCAAATACCTTCGGGTTGTTCAAACAGAAACTAATAGCGAAGCAACGGATACGGAGTACAGCGCATCAACAGTGCAAGTACCAGAACCAGTTGTTGAGCCTTAACATATAAATTATGGCACGTAAAAAGAAAGTAGCAACTCCCCAAACAACTTCCGTAGAAGAGGTCGTTGCGCAACCAGAAGTTAAAAAAGCACCGGCAGCAAAGCAGTACCGTTGCATTGAGTGTGGCGGAGACGTAGAAAACAAGCGCTGCAAGCGCTGTGGTGGCGCACTTGTGCGTGAGGTATGATATCACGTCAGAAGCAGATATATGAGTTACGTAAGGCGGTTATTAGTGAGTTAGAGCTAAGGACCGTCAAAAAGCGTATGATTGCAACCCTTGAAAACAAGGGGCAGAGAAATACTGGAAACCTTCGCAAAGCGATAGAGAAAATACAGTACAACAAAGCTCTTAAGGTAACTAACACTGCTTTTGATGAAACGACTGGCGCTATGTATAAGGCTACAGTCACGTTTGACCTTAGCTTTGGCGAGGCCGGATATGCAAAGTTTCTAGATAACGTATACTATCCCGGTATACCGTATCAATCTCGTGGAAAGGGCATACAAAACCTTATTGACTGGATTAAGAATAAACCAAAGGCCACTTGGAGAACGAATTTTGATACATCTGACGACAGGAAGGTTCGTCGCCTTGCGCACAACATCTTCAAGGCTCAGATAGCTAGAGGAGGCGTAAAGAACAAGAGTAACTTCATAACCTTCAGCAGAAGCAATATCACGACAGCGATAAACAAGGGCGCTGAAAGGTTTGTAGATTATTTGAGCAGCGAACTCTACTTGGAAATTAAACGACAAATATTTGTAGGCAATGGCTTCAAATACTGAAAAGCTACGTCAAGAAGTCTTAAGCTACGCGAGTGAGATTAAAAAACTACGCGAAGAGCTTGAGAAGACAAAGAAGGGTACCGTTGAGTATGAAATAATTCAGAGGAAGCTTAACGCTACCCAAAGCTCTGGAAATAAGGTTGTTCAAAACTATATTAGCGCATTAGAGAAGCTAAATAAGAACGTACACATACAGAATGAAGCCTTTGAGAAAGGGGAAGAAGCCGTAAGTGAATATACCGAAGCTACTACAGAAGCTAAAAAGGGCGTTTTAAATCTAGCGTCAGGATTTGTAAAAACGATTGCGACTGTTGGTCGTTTCTTTATCGCATATCAAGCACTCAATCTTGTTATGAGCGGTCTAAAGGAGCTTGTTATTGGCTCCTTAAAAGAGTTTATTGCGCTTGAAGGCACTCTTGGAAAGGTAGCGGCTGTAACTGGCGCTAACTCTAAACAGATGAAAGTTCTTTCTGACGCAATTCAAGATACAGCCGTTCAAACGCGATTTACATCGGCAGAGATTGCAGAACTGGCAGTTTCTCTTGGAAAACTTGGTGCCACATCCGAAGAGATACCAAACCTTATAAAGCCAATCGCTGCGGCAGCTCAGGCTATTGGCGAGGACATTTCTTCTGTTGGTGAGGCCGTGCTTAAAGCAAACAACCAGTTTGGCATATCTTCGGAAAATAGTGCAATAACGGCAGCAGTCCTTACGGACGCCGTAACAAAGAGCGCCCTTTCATTGTCTTCTTTCAATACTGCTATGCAGTATGTTGGACCACTAGCCTCTCAGGTTGGCCTTCAGATTGACCAGACTTCTGGTTATATGAAGGTGCTTGCCGACAATGGATTTACAGCATCAAAGATTGGTACTGGATTGCGAAACATCTTTATTCAATTAAAGGAATCAGGTAAACCGCTTACTCAGACACTACGAGAACTAGCCGAAGAAAACACTAGTCTTACTGAAGCTGTTAAATTAGTTGGAGTTCGTTCTGCTGCTCAATTGATAACGCTTCTTAAAAACATTGACGCGCTTGAGGATTATACAACGGCTACGGAGGCCATTACACAGTCACTCAAAGCCGAGGCCGCACAGATGTCTACAACGGAGGCTCAGCTTGGTATGCTTGATACAGCATATAAAAACATTAAGATTTCTATTGGTGAGGCAATCAACTCAAATGAGTTTCTCATTGAGGTTCTTGGCTTGCTTGATGAGGAGTCGGAGAAGCTTGCCAGAACGAACATAGCGCTTAATAAGGTATTGTCTGACCCCAAAGGAGCTGAGATTTTTGAGCAAACCTTAAAGAGAGCATCCGAGAAAGGGCTCAATCCTATGATTGCCGCTATGGATGTATTGATACGTTCTGGAAATTCTGCCGACAATCAGTTTATTCTGTTCTTTAAAGACTTGACCAGTCAATTAAAGCTCTCAGAGAGAGACGCATTGAAAGTTGCAAAGGCTTTTTCGGAAAGCCAATCAAAAACAACGCAGGAGGAAATAAAAGATGAGCTCAATCTTCAGGTGGATGCCTTAAGAATACTTAATGATTTATTTAAAGAATATGGAGGAGTATTCTCAACCCTTGACGAGGGCTATTATGCAGTACAGGGGATAAGTGATGTTCTTGAAAATCAGTCCGCCGAGTTACGAAGAGCTAACCTAGAACAGTCCATTCGTGACGGTCTATATGGCGAATATGCTGAACGAATAAAAGATATTGCAAAAGCCGAAGGAGAGGGCTTGCTTGTTCAGGGGAAGATTGATAAGCTTCGTGGCGATATAGCAAAAAACAAAGAAAAAGACGTTCAAGCAGCAAAGGACCTTGAGGCGTCTATTAAGGAGCAATATGAGGAATATGGCAAATTAGAAGGAGGGATAGCTGCTGCGGGATTCAAGGCGCAGGAATACCTAGTCACTCAGGAAGCGCAATTAGCGAACCTAAAACTAAGAATCAACTCCTATGATAGCCTTGAGGACTCAATAAGAGACCTTGGAAGCCTTGAAGAAGAGAACAGGAAAGCTGCAATTAACCAATTAAAAGAAGAAGAGCAGGAAAGGATTGCCGCTCTTAAGTCACGTCTTGATGGAATAAACAAGGAGCGGGATGCTGTTCTTGCAGAACGTGATGTTGAGTTGCAAGCGGCAAAGGACATCTATGACCTTCGTGTTAAAAACGGAGTAGACCTTGCAGAAGCTCAAAAGAAATATGACGAGGATATTGCGGAAGCCAATAAAAAGGCATCTGACCAACTCCAAGTTCTTGGAAAATCAATCAATGGAGTATCTCAGGAGGCGACGCAATTCAGGAATGAATTAAAAGCTTCACTTCAGGCCCTTGGCATTGACGAGGCGCAAGCAGATAAGATTTCATATCAGATATATTCAAGCATTGTTATACCTGCTGGAGAAGCGGAGCAGGCAATTGTTGGGGTAATAAACGCACTTGACCCAACAGAGTTTGAAAAGCTCAACAGGATACTCAAGTTGTCTAGCATAGACTCAGATTCGTTTGCCAAAAACCTGAAAGAATTAAAGAAGGAGTTTGGTGAAAATGCTGAATATAGCAGAAAGTTTAAAAAGCGGCAAGAGGAACTAAAGGAGGCTTCTATTGCCAGCCTACAAGCATTGAGAGACCAGATTGAGGGCGACTCAGAGGCTGCTGAGATTTCGCGTGGAATCATTGACAAGCAGATTGAAGGTATCAAGGAAGGCGGTACGCAAATTAAAAGCTTCGGGGACATTGCCACAGAGGTATTTAAAGAGACCTTTGTTGACGCTGCAAAGACGGCTCTTAATGCTATTGGCGAGTTCAATCAGGTCGCGTATGACAATACTGTCAACCGTCTTGAGCAAGAGAAAGCGCGTATTCAAGAGCGTTCAGAGTTTGAGCAGGATATCATTAAGTCTCAGCTGCAATCACAGCTAATCTCTCAGGAGGAGTATGCTGCACGTCTTGAGCAGATTAAAAAGAAAGAGGTCCAGCGTCAGAATGCAGTTGATAAGAAAATATTTGAAGAAGACAAGAAGCGAGACAAGCAAGAGGCACTTACGAATTACCTGAGCGCACTTGCCCAAAATGTTCCTAAGTTGATTACGGAAGAGGGCGTTGTTGCGCCAAACAAGATTTTGATTCTATC